AACTATATTCTTGAATCAGATATCTTTGGATCAGATGCAATGTTACAGCATGCTGATATGGTAGTTGGAGTAAACAGACCGGCTAAACAAAAGATCAGATACTATGGTCCAGATAGATACATTATAGATGATGACAGAACATTAGTATTTCATTTCCTTAAAGCACGTAATGGTGACGCAAGAATGAGTTTCTTTAAAGCAGAATTTGAACAAATGAAAGTATCAGAAATGCAAACACCAGAAAAACATAGAGCATGATTAGTAGTAAAAAGAATGTCACACCTGCTGAAAGAAAAGAGCGTGTGCAAAATTTAAGACAAGAGCATCAGCCATACTTTGACAAAGTTGGTATATCAGATGCATTATTCATTCCTAAGATGGCATATAGACCGCAAGGAAAAGATGAATTGTATATTAGTTTCTTTCCAAGTGAATTGGAAAATGAATGTGATATATACACAGAGTTTGTATCAATAGACTATATATCTGAAGATCCTAAAAGAACTCTATATCAGGTACCACATAATCCATTTTGGAAAGAAGAGTATGAAATTATAGTTTCTAACTCAGGACATGCTAGACATTTTATTCCAGTAAGTGAGCTGAAAGTTATCAACACGGCAAGTAGTAGAATAAATAGAGCGCCTGTTAAGGAAGAAACTGATGATGTATTTAAAGTTAGTCCTAACAATGACAAGATGGACAAACTCATTAATGTTCTTGAAGATATTCATTATACATTAGAAGGTATAAAAAGAAAGATAAGTAGATAATGGAACTATCAAACGTAGATATCTCAATTCTCGTTGGACTGTTATCTCGTCAAGTAAAACTAGAAATAGAAAAGGATAAACCTGACTATAATCTAGTAGCTTATTATAATAATATTCAGCTCAAACTTGGGCTAATGAAAAAATTAAATTTAAAATAATGGCGCAAGGTATTTTAATTGTGGCAGATTCTGGATCTGGGAAGTCTACTTCTATAAGAAATCTAAATCATGAAGAGACATTTATAATCAATATAGCAAACAAAGCTTTACCATTTAAAGGTTGGAAAAAAAAGTATCAAGTTATCAATAAGGAAAATCCTAAAGGTAACATGACAAATACAAGTTCAGCAGCAGGTATTATCAAAGCATTAAATCATGTTGATAAAAATATGCCGCACATAAAAACAGTAGTGATTGATGACTGGCAGTATATGGCAGCCTTTGAATACTTTGAAAGAAGTAAAGAAAAAGGTTATGATAAATTTACTGATATAGCTACTAACATAGCTACTGTTGCAAAGAAACCTAAAGAACTTAGAGATGACTTGCAAGTATATTTTCTAACGCATGCTGAAGAGGTTGATGTCAATGGTGTCAAAAAACTTAAGGCTAAAACAGTTGGAAAAATGATAGATAATTCTTTAACTTTAGAAGGATTGTTTACTATAGTTCTCTTTGGTAAGATTATTACTGACGAAGATGACAATATAAAATATGTATTTCAAACCAGCAGTACTGGCTTTGATACATGTAAGTCTCCAATGGACATGTTTACGGAGAAGTATATACCAAATGATCTACAAGTTGTAAGAGACAGCATTGTAGAATATGAAAATGATTAATTAAAGTTTAAAAGAAAAGATTATGTTGAACACAAGAAACATGAAAGCTGGTGGTGGAAAAGTTGGTCCTGTAATTTCTTCAGGTAACCAAGTATTTAAAATCAATGATGTAACGTTTGATCAAACTCCTTATGATAAGGATGCTTATGATATCAAACTACATGTAGAGTCTGAGCCTATTGGTGGAGACTTCCAAGGTTTTTATGTAGATCCTAATGATAAAGATGGACCGCGTTATAAAGGTCAGGTAGGTAGAATTAGATTCTCACCTTATGCATATAAAGATACAACCTTACCTTCAGGTATTGAGATATCTAGAGACAATGAGGTATTGAAGGCTATGGTATTCCTAGCAGAAACACTTGGTGTGCGTGATCAGCTTGATATGATTGAAGCTGCAGATGTATTTGAATTTATGAAATCTTGTAGAAAGATCTTTTCTAATTCAGGTACATATATCAATGCATGCGTTGGTGGTAGAGAATGGGAAAACAAAGATGGATATGTAAATCTTGATTTGTATTTACCAAGGTTGTCTAAGGACGGAGTTCCTTTGGAAAGTCTAGAGGTAGAAACTTCTAGATTATTGAAGTTTAATTCTGATAATCACATTAAAAGATTGAAGAAGAAAACAACAGCTCCGCAAGAAAGTACGAGTATGGCAGATGATTTTGACATATTTTAATTTAGTGAAGCATGGTCAGGGATTAAGTTCCCTGGCCTTTTTTTATTATGTTATCCACTAAAAAAATAATCTTTAGTGTAAATGATGTACCATCCTTTTGGGCATTCCAATACTATCTTAACACAGAGCCTTTAACCGGCCAAGACGTTAAGATAAAATCTATTTGGAATCTTGGTGACTCTGTACCTAGCATGTGCATATATGTCAACAAACAAAAGAGAGAGTATTACTTTAAAGATTTTTCAACAGGAAAATATGGTAACAAGATAAACCTTGTTCAGGAGTTGTTTAAGTTAAACTTCTCAGATGCTGTAACTAAACTTATTGCTGACTATAATAAGTTTATCAAATCAGGTGGTACAATTAATAGTAATGTAAAGCCTGCAGCTAAATGGGAAATAAGTTATATCCAAAAAAGAGATTGGTCAAAAGCTGATGCTAATTATTGGATGCAGTATAGGATTGGTAAGAAGACTCTTACATACTTCAATGTATATCCTATTGAGTATTACAATATGACTAAGGATGATAACGGAACTATAAGCAATCTAAAGATAGAAGGAGAAGCTATCTATGGTTATTATAATAAAGCGGATGAATGTTTTAAAATATATCAACCGCATAAAACAAGACATAAGTTTCATAAAATAAGTAATTATATCCAGGGACTGGACCAGTTACAATACAATCAAAGACTTCTTGTTATATGCTCTTCGTTAAAAGATGCAATGTGCCTAAAAGGATTTAATTATAGTCTAGAGGTTATAGCACCTGATAGCGAGAATACAATGATCAAACCACATGTGATCTTAAACTTACAAAGTAAGTATGAATATATCATTACTCTATTTGATAATGACAAGGCCGGTGTAAAAGCAATGAATAAGTATAAGGAAGCCTATGGGATTAATGGTGTAACATTACCTATGGCTAAAGACTTATCTGATTCAATAAAAGAATATGGACACCAAGCTGTTCATGATATGCTCAGGCCGCTAATAAAACAATCTATTAATGTCAAATGATAAACTAGATGAGTTCTACAAAAACTACAAACACTTTAGTTACTCATCAATAAACAAATTGCTTTTCTCACCTAAGCTTTTCTACAAAGATTATATTGAAGGTGACAGAGAAATAGCAACAGAAAAACATTTAATAGAAGGTAAGTTAATACACTGCCTTCTATTTGAACCTAATGAGGTCAAGAATAAATTCAAAATTGTACCTGGTAAGACTCCTTCCGATAGTGTTAGAAAGGTTATGAAGGATATGAGTTTACATACTAATGAAAAAGATCTAGATAAAGTCAAAGACTTTGTTATCCTGGATTCACTAAAGGATATGAACTTATATCAGTCTCTTAAAACTAATGAACAAAGGATTTCAAAGATAAGAACTGAGGATAATAAATCTTATTGGGAGTTCTTAAGTAATGATCTTGTTGATGTTATTGATGAAATAACACTGGAAAGATGTAAGTCTAAGGTAAATATAATAAAATCTAATAGTAAAGTAATGGATCTTCTCCTTGTCAACCAAACTGACTTTGAGCTTGATCCTATTAAGACATATTCAGAAGAATATATTCAATGTGATCTAAACAAGTATAAGTTTGGCTTGAAAGGTTATGTTGATCATTATATTGTAAATGATACAGATAAAACCATAACAATCATTGACTTAAAAACAACAAGCAAAACTCTGAGTGACTTTGCTGAGACAGTAGATTATTATCGCTACTGGTTACAAGCTATCATATACTGTAAATTAGTATATGAAAAACACAAAGAAGAGTGTGAGGGTTATGATATTTTATTTAAATTTATAGTAATAGATAAATATGATCAGGTGTATGCTTTTCCTGTAACTGAGCCTACTATGAATAAATGGGGAGATGCATTAGCTGAAGTTTTAGAGACAGTAGATTATCATTATACAAATAAAAATTACACCTTACCATATGATTTCTTGGTCAATGATGTAAGTATATAATGAAATCTGTGTTTGCAAACTATTTCCAAAAGAGTAAAGTATTTCTATATCCGCTTATAGATATGAAAAAAAACTATAAGTATACACCAATAGAAACTTATGTCAGATGGGAAAATGTTTTCAAACTAAGTGATAAGAAACTTATCTGTGAGTATAAGGTAAAGCCATCAAAAGCTTTTAAAAGTTTCCAAGATAAATACATTGCTCCTAATAAATACTTAGAAGACATCATATATATAACAGAAAATCAAATGGTCTGTGTATATGATCTTACTAAATATGAAGAAGAGTTTGTGCATTTTATAAAAGGAGAATATTCTAAGTTTAAAGATTTAAGCAAAGAGAAGATATTCTTTTTTTATAGAGAAGAAGGTAAAAAGAACAAATACATTGACTCATACTTGTATCCTAAAGCATACCATAAACTGTATGCTGAAGATTTAGATGTAGACATATCTATAATTGAAGATACATATGAGCTTTGTAACAAACCTGATCTTGAAAAAGAAACTCTGAATGTTAAGAAACCGGAAAATCTTTTATATATTTAAAAGAAAATGTTATGAGTATTGGAAAAAACATGATGTTGGTTAAGTCATCATTCAGAGGTATGAAGTCTTATTCGCTCATACCTGTATCTCTAGATTGTCCATATGTAGAAACTATGTATGATCCCAGTTCTGGTATGATGGCTGTAATCACAAAGCAAAAAAAGGAATCTTATCACATGGTTCCTAAATTAGATGAGGAAGGTCAACCAATGAGGTTGAAAAAACCTAACCCACAGACAGGTAAAACTGTCAAAGAACAAAGAGTAAAGATTGATACTTTCTCTGAGTTCTATATAACAGACAAAGAAGATTTGGACAACTTCATTTCATTGTTCGCTATCAACTCATTAGACTTTAATTATAAGTCTTATCATGTTGATGTAGATAAAGTAAAGCAGTCACCAATAATAACTCCTGCTTAATTTCCATTTTTTTAGTGTATCAAGGGGATGATTTTTTTTCATCCCCTTTTTTATCCATAAGTATGAATCATTATGTTATGGATTATGAAACTCTGGTCAATTGTTTTTGCGCAGTGTTTATACATTATAAGTCAAGTGAGACTTATAAGTTTGTAATACATGAAAGCGAAGATAATTATGAGGACTTCATAGTCTTTCTTAAAAAGAATATCAAACATAAAGAATGGCACATATCTTACAATGGTTTAGCTTTTGATGCTCAGATAACTGAGTATATTCTTAAGAATGAGAACAAACTAAGAAAGCATACACCATATGAAAAAGCCAATCTAATTTATAGATATGCACAGTCTTGTATAGACAAGAGTAACTCAAGTGCATGGCAAGATTATCCTGAATGGAAGATGAGTATAGGTCAGATTGATTTATTCAAGATGAATCATTGGGATAACAACGCAAAAAGATCTAGTCTTAAATGGATACAATTCAGTATGGACTGGGATAATTTGTTAGACATGCCAATAGAACACTATACTCATATAACAAAAGAACAAATTGATACTGTTGTTGAGTATTGTGTTAATGATGTTGAATCAACTAAAGAGATCTTTAACAGAAGTAAATCTCAAATTAAACTACGTAAAGATCTTACTAAAAAGTTTGGTGTAAATCTATTTAGTGCATCAGAGCCGCGCATAGGTAAAGAAGTATTCTCTTATTATATGAGTAGAAGACTTAATATCCATCCTAGGGAGCTTAAAAAAATGCGCACGGAGAGATTTAAGATTAAACTAAAAGATTTGATTCTACCCTATATAGAATTTAAATCAAATGCTTTTAAGTCTTTACTAGAAACATTTAAAAAACAAGAACTAGATCCTGCTAATCTAAAAGGATCTTTTAAACATCGTGTTGTTTATAATAATGTAACAACAGACTTTGGTTTAGGTGGTATTCATGGTGTAAATGTATCCGGTATATATGAATCAGATGAAGAATATGTAATCATGTCTTCAGATGTTACAAGCTTTTATCCTAATCTTGTTATAAGAAATGGGTGGTCTCCAGGGCATTTTCCTGCTGATATTTTCTGCAAGCAGTATGAATGGTTCTTTGATGAGCGTGTGATGATACCTAAGAGTAATCCAATGAACTATGTTTACAAAATTATTCTTAACTCTATCTTTGGTCTAAGCAATGAACCTAACAGTTTCTTTTATGATCCAGAGTTATGTATGCGCATCACTGTAAATGGTCAGCTTAGTCTGATTATGTTATATGAGATGATTATAGAACAAATTCCAAATGCAACAGGTATCATGCAAAATACAGATGGTGTAGAAATCAAGATACCAAGAAAATATATTGATAAGTATCTTGAGATTTGCAGATCCTGGGAAGAGTTAACAAAGCTTAAACTTGAACATGATCAATATCAAAAGATAGTTCTAGCTGATGTTAATAATTATATTGCAATACATGAATTCAAATCTGTAAGCATTGACAAATGGAGACAGCTTATGGATAGCAATCCTCATTACCTTTTTAAAGTAAAAGACTCTGATTTTATCTACGCTCCTGTAAAAATGAAAGGTAGGTTTGACTTCCATGATCTTGCACTGCACAAGAATAAATCAAAGCTTATAGTTAGAAAAGCTCTTCATGCTTATTTTGTAAATGGTATTTTACCTACTGACTTTATCAACAATCCTAAAAATCAAAACATCATTGATTATTGTATAGGTTCCAAGTCAAAAGGAAACTGGACACAATATGCAAGATCATTAACAAATGGTATCTACAAAGAAGAAAAGCTTCAGAAAACAAATAGATACTATATATCTAACAAGGGTGTTAAGATGATAAAGATTAATGATGATGGTAGAGAGATACAGCTTGAATCCGGTAAGTGGATGCAAACTATTTATAACAAGATGGAAGTCAAAAACTGGAAGGACTACAATGTAAACACACAATATTACATTTCAGCCATTGAATCTGAGATTACAAACATAATCTACAGATCTGTAAATCAATTCCTTTTATTATGAAAACATCATACAAAATTTTTGAATTTCTATTTATTATTTTAATTTTATCACTAGTAGTATTTTTAATATCATGAGTACTAAATACAACATAAATATCAAATTTGGTAAACGTGTTAGAGACTTTAGAAAATACAAGAAACTATCTCAACAAGAGTTAGCAGATTTAGCAAACATGCATCGTACTTATATAAGTATGATTGAAAGAGCAGAAAAAAATATAAGTCTTTACGGTATAAAAAGATTAGCAGACGCTTTGGAAATGAAAGTAACTGAATTAATTGGAGAAAATTTATAGCATGGATTATTTTGAATTAGAAAATAAAGTAATAGAATGGGCAGACAAAAAGGGTATCTTAAAAAACGGTACCCCTATGGCTCAAGCTCATAAGACATTAGAAGAATGCACTGAGCTTTGCACTGCTGTGTATGCAGATAACAAAGAAGAAATTAAAGATGCATTGGGTGACATCATGGTCACGATATTAATACAAGCAGAGATGCAGGGCATGAACTTAGAAGACTGTCTTGAATCAGCTTATAATGTTATAGCAAAAAGAAAAGGAAACATGGTCAATGGCCAGTTTGTAAAGGAGTAATTAATTAACAAACACATATCATGAAACAAACAGTAACTTACCACGAAATCACTCAGAAATTGAGAGATTTTTTTTTATCTAAAGGTTATGTAGAAGTACCTTCACAAAGTAGAAAATCTATTCTAGCAGCATGTGAGAATCCTCATTCTGTTGCAACGTTTGAATATGATGGTCTTGTATGGCCACTACCACAAACAGGTCAGATGTGGCTAGAGTATGAACTACTTAAGAATCCTGATTGGAAAGGTTGCTTCTGTGTATCCACTTCATACAGAAACGAAAAGGACCCTATTCCAGGAAGACATGAAAAGATCTTCCCTATGTTTGAATTTGAATCCAAAGGAAACTTTGATGATCTTAGAAAGCTTAACGTAGAACTTGTAGAGTATCTTGGTTTTGAT